TCAACCGTGCCGTATGCCTGCCCACTTAGTATTGTTAGCACCACAAAAGGCTCAGGTGCCCCTTGTGGTGGGTAGTCTGCATAAATCCTGTCGCCAACGATGGCAGCTAGGTCTGTGTCTTGTCTTAGGTGTGCGATAACTTGCGGTATGACTCTCATTTTCCTTTACCCCAGTCTTTAAGTCGCTTGTTGATTATCTCCGCGTTCTTTGATGCGGTGCTCTCTCCGGCTGGCCCCATAAACGGCCTTGCTGGAAGTGACTTGGCAGGTTTGCCCCAGTTATTATGGGCACCGCCTTTCTCAAGGATGTGTGCGTAGTTGTAACCGTACTTGCTGTCGTCCTTGCTGTCCTGCCCGTACCTCGGCCCGATAATGCCCCTGCGTCCACCACTTCGCTGTGAGATTGTCTTAGAGATAATACCTCTATCACCGCGACTGTCCGACCTGCCGGTTGCAGAACCACCGTTGTACGCCATTGACTCCTTGTTAGCACCACGTTTGTCTAACACCTCGCCCCACCAACCACCTTCAAGATAGTTTGTCCCAGCGTTCTTGTAATCCTTGCCGACTGTCTTTGGGTTCTGCCAGTCTCCGCGAGTTCTTTTGTTGTATTGTGATCGACCGATTCGGTTTGCGGTTGATCCCTTTTTCAAGTAGCCTACTGCTGCTTTCCTGACTTGAGTATTGCACCTATCTACGATGCCTTGAAACTGTCTGTTGGTCAGGTCTTTAAACAAATCATCTAGGTCAGCACCCAAATCCGTTGCTGTCATCCTTCCAGCACGGCTTTTTGACTTGACTCTGCCTGTTTGTGCAGTGAGATTCTGCTTTGCTTTGTCCCACTTCTTTTGCATTACGGTCATTACTCAGCAGCCCTCAGTTCCACGCGGATAGTCCTGTTGCTTCCCGCAATATCCCTGACTGCCGTGACCCCATAAACTTGTCCGTCGATTGTTACCCTGCAACTTGAATTAACGGTTCCGTTGACGGCTGGGGCATCCCCTATGGCCACCTTCGAGGTGCTTTCCCTAGTCTGCACGCCATCTAGGATTTCCCCGCCGCCAACGTCCACAAGTTCGCACCACCAGCCACTGATTACAGTCGTCCACGACCCAGTGCTGTAGCTACGCTGTCCGTATTCGTCGAGAGTCGTTGGGGGAGACTCGATCAACGCGGAGTGATTGCGATAGCCGATACGCTTGCGGTTAATTCCGTTAATGCCTGCCATTATGGATATGAATTCCTGAGTAGTTTCCGGACAAGCATTTCATAACTCTTGCCGTTGTCTGTGTTCAACGTGTTCTCTTGTGCTGGGTCAAAGTATGCACGACCAGTCTCGAGCAGGATAGCCTGCTTCATCAGCCTTGGCACACACCCTTCATCAGCAACTCCACATGCGAAGTTAATGAACACCTTATCAGACTTAGTGTCCTGCGACACCTCTGGCCAACCGTTCGGGTCTTCAGAGAAGATACCCCCACGACCCTGTGAGTAAGACCACAGGGAAGAGTCTAGTGTTTGTGTCACACCGTCTGTGTCAACGTATGTGATCGAACTGACCGCTGTGTTCATCCCCATCATGAGCAACACCATCCCGCTATCGCTAGGAAAGCAGGACATGGATTGCTGCCATGTTGCTGAAATGATTCCACGGCTAATGTCACGTTCTAGCTTCTCAGTCGATGCCTCTAGGAGCAAAGTGATCTCATCGTCTTGGCTGGTGCCAGAGACTCTAAGATGCTTTTTTGCTTCGTCCAGACTTACTGCGAGTCCGCTTGGGCTTGACGTTCTCGTCAGCGTCCAATTTGGGTTCATCTTTGACTTCCTCACAGTTACCGAAAGAGATCAAGGTTCTTGCCACACCGATGTTAGCGAGAACCACAACGGCCCCCACCTCATGACCGAGGCAGGGGCGTAAAACTTTAACTTTCATCATTACGCGGTGAAAGTGATCTTAGCGAGAACTTCTGGGTTCGCGACTTTGATGTCCACGCGGCTGGTTGCCTGAACGCCGACTTGATCGGTGTTGGCGTACAACTCAGTCAGAGTGCGGAAGTTGACCGAACGACGGTCGCCGAAGTAGCAGCCGAGGGAAGCGTCACCGAAGACAACGCCCATCTTGCCAGCACCGGAAGCGTCCATGACGTTCACGAAGTTGACAGGGTAGCCGAGAAGGCTTGGACGAGCACCATTGGCGAAGTCGCCCATGTTGTTTCCACCAGCAGCGTTCAACAAGTCACGGATTTGGCCGTGGAACAGAACTGGGTTCATGTACCACTCGTTGCGAGCACCGACGACTGGGTTGCCGAGGCTAACTGTGCAGGCCGTCAGGTCGGTGAGAGCCAATGCACCAGCGTCTGCAACAGCAGTGTCAACGATGCTTGCGTTTCCAGCAAGTCCATCAGCGTTGATTCCACCAGCAACACCCAAGAACAAGTTTTGGTCTTCGGCAGTTGCGATGCTGTAAGCCATCGACTGAACAACAGTGTCCATCATGCTGATGATGCTGTCTTCGTTGACTTCTGTGCTCATTTTCACGAGGCTGGCAACCTTGGTTGCTACCAGCTGAACCTGACCGAACGAAACGTCTGAATCGCCGATGGCACCAGCTTCGGCTGGGTACGAAACGGAAGCGTGAGTCAACAGCTTTGGAACAGTCCAAGTGCTTGCGGACATGACGATACGCTTACAAATCTTACGAGCGACTCCAACGTCCTCAAGCAAGTTGATGAGGGAAGCGGCCAGTGGCGTTGGCACGGTGTAACCGCCTTCGCTGTCAGTTCCGATGCTCTGTGCTGCCATGAAGTCTTTAGCCTTGCGGTTGCCAGCTTGTGCCAACAATGCTTGACCAGAAACGTACGCGTCTTCGTTCGATGCGAAGAACTTGCTGTTGAAGGCTTTAGCCTGTGCTGGAATCATCTCTTTTTTCTCTTCGTTGAGTTCAGGTTCGATAGTTGCAACAGCCTCAATAGCCGGTGCGGAAGGTTCTACGCGGGAAGCAACGATTTCGTCAACACGTGCTTGAATCTTCTCCTGACGCTCTTGACTAGCCTTGAGGCTAGTAAACTCGCTGTCAAGTGCTTCGATCTGTGCCAGTGTCTCCTCTGAATTGTCGCCTGCTTCAAGGGCAACGTCAGAGAGTGCTTCTACCTGAACCGAAATTTCTTCCAGTCGGGCAGCAATTTCTGCTAAATTCATGTTATTTTCCATGTGAAATAATTGTAAAAGTTAGAGTTGCCGTGGCAACCAAAAACTATAGCGGACATAAACTACCTTTTCAGGTTCAACCGCAGTCTCCTAGCGACTGCCTTGGCCTTCGCAGACACAGCGAGAGGGCTGAGGGCCAGCACAGCGGGCAGTTCTGCCTCTGCCTTGACGCTCTTTTTACGCTCAACTGTGTGGATTTCATCGACAAAGCCCTGTGCCAACGCCTCGTCAGCGTTCATCCAAGTCTCAGCGTCCATCATCGAAAGCAGTTCTTCGTTGGCCTTTCCTGTTCGCTCGGAGTAGGTGGCAGCAATGTCAGCGTCCATCATTTCCATGATGTCAGCGGTGCTTCTGAAGTCCTTGCAGTTGCCCATTGCCTGTGTCCAGCAGCGGTGAATCATGAACTTCGCGTTGGAGTTGATGATGAGCTTGTCTGCCGCACATGCGATCACAGTGGCAATCGAGGCAGCGATTGTGTCGATATGGACAGTGACCTCTCCCTCGTGTTGCATAATGGCGTTGTACATGGCAAGGCCGTCAGAAACACTCCCCCCTTGCGAGTCGAGGTGGATGGTAACGTCAGCACCAGCGTGTTCGTTCAGGCAGTCTCGGAAGTCGTCAGCGGAGATTCCACCGTCGAAGTCACCGATTGGTCCACGCATCTGGATCGTTTTGCTGCTTGGGTCTGTTTCGAGTCTCATTATTCTTTGTCCTCGGAAGGGGTTTCTGTTGTTTCTTCTTCTTGATTGTCTTCTGGGCTGTCCTCTGGGTTCTCGCCATCTGGGCTTGCCTCTTGCTCGGCACCACGGTTAGCGTATGCCATTTCCTCACCACCTTCGATTGCAGTGAACCCATGCAATGCCCTCAGTTCGTTGATCGTGTTGGTGCCCTGAACTGCCAACTTGTTCGTGTAGTCAGCGATTGCATTTGGGTCGCCATTCATCAAGTCGGTTGTGTCGAACTTGGATTCAAGGTTTCCGTATGGCATCAACTTGCAGTCGATCTCTTGTGACCACTTAGCGAACCACCTGTTGAGGCAGTTGTCGATATAGGCCGTATTACGCTCGGAGACAGACTTGTATACGTTGCCGCCATTGTCGCCAAGGATGCTTTCCAGCCCAAACAATAACGCGATCTCTTCACGCTGGAAGTTGCGTTGCTGCAAGAACTGACTGTCAGCAGATGTCATCGGCATGACAGTGGCTTTCATTCCTTCTCGGAGAAGGCCAGCCTTGCCGCTGTTGTCAAGCCCCTCGTGCTTGCTGTTAAATGCGTCCAAGAAAGCCTTGGCGTCTTCTGGATTCCTAAACATTCCCTGCGGAGCCTCTAGGATCATGCTTGGCTTGGAGTTGTTGGCGATGCTCACGGCAGCACCCTCTTGCCCAGCCTGAGTCAACCCGAACACGTCTCTTGCTATGTCGATAACGTGCATACCCCACACTCCATTGTAGGAGGTGTTCATCACATGGAGCATATCGCGGTCAGGAATCTTGTAGAAGTCTCCGCTTCTCAGAGACTCTGGCAAACCGTCTTGTGCAGTGCCAGCCTCAGGAGTAATGAGGTGCCACTTCTGCCCGCCAACAAGCATTGTCTGGCAGTTGTATGGCATGATTGGGATCAAGCCGACTGGCGTGCCATTGCTGTTTCTGTCGATGTATGCACGGCCATTGCCAGCCATAAGTGCGTGTACCATCAAAATTTCTTTGAGTTGGTACGCTGTCATTATGTCGTTTGGCTTCTTGTTCAGCAGCCTGTATATGTTGTTTCTAACGTACTCGTGACCGCCCTCGCTGTCGTATTTCTTGATCTGAATCGGCAACTGTGCCACATGCCCGCTGATCTTGTTGACAGCGTAGATCACTGGTGCCAGTCCAAGAGAGGACTCAACCGTGACGCTAACGCCTGTTTTTGACGGCTTGCCGCCAAATGCTTCTATCAGCCACTGAGACGGGTTCTTTATCCCGCTAGTGACCAATGCGTTGAATTTTCTTCCGAGTTTCATGTCTATCTTTCGTTAAAGTTGTGGGTTACTAGCCTTCGCTGCACCCGCACTAAGTTACAAAAATACTGCCTTGTGATTTGCCTTTGCCCATCATTGCACGACTGAAAGCCATTGTAAGTGCCACCAACGGGTCGATCTTCTGCGACGAGGAAGCCTTGTCATACATCCATCTGTCAGATCGGTCTTTTACAGCAACCGCGTTGCCTAGGCACCACCTGAGGAGCCTATTGCCGTTGTGTGTGAATCTGCCGTCTGCCATTGCTTGTCGCAGTTCTGTGATCGGCTCATTGAAGTGCCTCGTTGTCTGTGGCATCGCGAAGACTCGCACGCCTTGCTGCTCCATGCTCTCTGCAAACTGCTGTGCATTGTATGGGTCAACTGCCGCGTCAGACGCATAGTTCTCCCAGAAACTGTCAACGAAGTCGTCGCTCAGGTCTTTCATTGGGTGAGGCGTCACTTTAATTAGCCCAGAGTCCACAAAGTCGCTGATTGGAACTTCGTTCAGGTTGCGAGTGGTATTTGTTGATATATAGGACCATACACGCCCCTCGTAGCGGTATATAGGCTCCCCATTGTCGTCCTTGTCATTTGTGTCGAACCGTGCAACGAGGGCAGCAGCAGCCAAGTCATCGCGTCCACCAAGGTCGACACCGCCACCTACGCAGTCAGCTTTTGACCAATCGGACAGTTCTCCCTCACAGTTGTCGTAGTCCTCAAGGTTGAAGATACGCTCTGTTGAACTGACGAGAACGTTTGCATGGTAGCGTCGAAATCGGTTCATTGCCTGCGGGTTGGTCATTGCAGGCTTTG